CTACTTCTCCAGTTTTATATTCCCTAGCTCTACTACATAGTTTCTTAGTAGGCACTATGATACCCATGAGGAGCTACCTCATTATTCAGTAGAGAATCCAGGAGGGTTGATGGATTTGTGCCACAGTGTTTCCACCACCAACCCTTAACTTGCGTTGTTAGATCTAGATTACAAAAACTAACACACCATACAAGTGTTCTTAAAATGGTATATCGTCTACACTATCAGTTGAACTTGCAGCTGCTGGTTTACTACCAGTTGCTTTCTCTCCAACCATTCTGATTACACCACTAAACTTTGGTACAAGTATTTCTGTTGTAGTCTTTTGATTGCCCTCAGAATCAGCATACTTTGAATACTCAATCTCGCCCTCAACATACAACATAGTACCTTTATGTACATACTTCTCGATAGTCTCAGCTAGTCTTGGATCAAACACTTTGATCATATGCCATTGTGTTTTCTCCTGGTTAGTCTGACCTACCTTGTATCTTTTGTTGGTAGCCAAAGATAACTTCGCAAACTTTTCATCTTTTGTCGTTACTTTGATTTCTGGCTCTGAGCCAACTCTACCAATCAACATTACTTTATTAATCATCAGTTACTCCTATCTCTAAATTATTTATTAACTCTGAATCCATAATGGCTTCTTGCATCTTAGTAGTAATATCAACTGTCTTAAACATTCTTTCGTTGGTATTCCCCCATTGATTCCAGAAACCAGCTTCAGTATCTAAACTAAACTTTACTTTAGAATGAACATTATCATTCAACTCTATAGTTCCAGAAACATATATTCTAGGTTTCATCTTTCTTTAGCTCCTTTGCTTTTGATTCATACTCAGCTGTAGCTTTCTGTACATACTTACTATTGTCAAACAATCCTAAGAATACATCAGCTGACATACCCAGATAACTCAAACCTTTTGTTAGAGCATCTGTCATAGCTTTCTTACTAGCTTCATCATCAAAACGATTTGTTTTACCTACAGATAGTTTCTGCATAGATGATATTGGACCATACTTGTACCAGATATCATCTTGATCTTTCCAAACAATCTTAACTTCTGCAGCTACATAAGTATCTGTGTAAGCATAGCTCACATCAAAACCCCAACCTTTACCACAAGGTCCAAAAGTTTCTGTCATCTTACCGATCTGCCACATAGGATCTATCGAAGTAATATCTCCAAATCCTTTGTTAATCTTTTTTGTAAACTTAGGATCTGTAACTTTCAGTTGATCCCAAATAATTTTATTTGGATTGTCTGTTCCTTTCATTGTACCTCCATACGATTATATTTTTGTTAAACTGATTCTTTCTTGTAACTCCAGAATCAATTATATCCTTACTGATTTTCAACTCAGTAAATCTTGGTCTTACTGATAATATTGTAATATTCAGTAGATCTGCTACTTCTTCTGGTGTAGCTCCATAACTACCTTTATTCTTTATTATCTGTAATACTCTAGTTCTCAAATATGGCAGCTTTTTGTTTATGTCATTCGCTGCATTTTTGCTAGTGTTCTGTTTCTTGTAACCAGCTGCTATTGGGTAATTCAAACTCATACGCTTGTTCTCCATTCAAATAAATTCTTGTTAAATTATTCTCAACAATCTTACCATCTCCTTTGAACTGTTCAAAAGCAACAAAGTCTGGTGGCTGTACATTTGTCATAACAAAATTCCAAAACATACACTCAGCATAAAACATTTGTTTGATGAACTCATCATCTCTTTCAATCTCATAGATCTTGTGTTGAGAATTACCAATCAGTACAGATAGATACGCTTTCTGAAATCTTGTAACCATCAGATAATGTTGTATCTGAGGATAGTATCTATGTGTAACATCTTTGAACGAAAATGGGCTGACATGCTTTGCTTCAAATATACAACCACTATCTGTAATACCATCAACACTTGCATACAAAAATTCTACAAGTTTAGATTGTATGATACCTGGTTTAAGTACTTGAATTTGTGTTTCTTTTGTAAACCATTCTCGATTGAAATCTTCGGTCACGATACCAAGTTGTACTGGTAAAACATCTGATAGATCTACAGGAGCTTTCTTACCTGTCTTGATCTCCCACAGATCTTTCCAATTACCATTTACAATTTCTTTGGCATCTGTACCACCAAGTCCTTTCATTTCTTCACGCTGCATATCTTCGTGAATAATAAAAGAAGTATTCATCTTGTTCTTCTTCGCCATAGTTCCCTTTCTTGTTTGTATTTAGTCATCAAAAGTCTTACCACATTTGAGACTTTTTTGTTATCTTTTACATACTTACTATTGTACAATCTATCAAACTCAACAGCTTCTTCTATTGTAAAATACTTGTAAGCTAGTTTAGTAACAAATCTTCTTTTTCTCCTTATCAATACGATAGGATCTTCAATCTTCTTTCTTTTTACTATCCCTAATCGATTCAAGATTTGCTTCAAGTGTTGTACCATAATTGTTCTCCAATAACCTGTTTAAGTACCAAGCAGCTTTCATTAAATCTTCTTCTCCATTCTTCTTGGTATGTCTCTTAACATACTTTACAATGTTAGCTTCCAAAAAATTTAGATCCCAATCAAGTATAACATCTGTAAGATGATATCTATTTTCGGTATAGTAATCTGGATTTGTATTATGTCTGGTCATAAACTTTTCTCATATATATTCTATGACCTTTCATTTTATTTCTTTTAAAATGATTGTTAATAGTATTAGTTACATTCTCAATCTTCTTCTTAATCCAATCTGGATTCATTGGTATTTCTGAAGTCTCATACTCCAGGACATACTTAATCTTAAGTGGATTTTCTTGCGTTATCCTCATCTTGTGGATCTCCTTTCATATTCATGTGTTCGGTACAAAACCATGTACGCATATAGTCATTACTGTAAATTCCTATCTTACCACAATGACATCTTTGATGCTCTTGTTTTTCTTCTGGTGTCTTATTGAAAAACCACCAACCAGGTATCTTGATTAGTTTTTTCTTTTTAGCCACAGCTCACACTCAAGAGCTTCTGCCCAGCAACAGAACAAGTACCCAGATGGTTTTCGGATTCCTACTTCCCACTTAGATACTAGTCCTATTGCGACATTCATCTTTCTATCCAAAGCATTTTGTGTCAATCCCAGCTCCTTTCGTTTCTCAACGAACTGAGAAATTAGCTGTTTCTGGAACTTTTCTGTAAGTGCATAAGCCATACAAAAAAATACCTTGATTTTCATAAAATGTAAAGCTACGAAATAACTTTCAATTCCTTCTGAGAAAAACTAGGGCAGTTATCCTTTCGGCTGCCCTAGAACTTCTACTGGCTCAATAGCATCTTCAACTTCTTTCAATGATATAGATTCAAAGTTTTCATTCTCATACTTATCTATCTCATCAGTAACTTCTTTGAGCTGTCTTTCCAAAATCTTTTTGACTTCGGCAAGACTTGTAAGAATATCTTTTAGTTTCTTTTCACGATCATAGTAATAATCCATACGATCATGTGCTTGTTCTTGATTGTCAAGAAATGCTCTACCCATTATGCTCATTGTTATCCCTTTCGTTTTGATCAATGATAGCTTGATATTTACCAATAATATTCTCTATCATATTAACAGCGTCATCAAACTTAGTAATCCTTGGTTTAGGACTCATAATAAGTTTTCTGACATTTTTTAACTCATCAATAAAATTTTGTACATCATTCATACTACCACTCACTCGCTTTCATTATAGTCAATACTCTTATAGTCTGACTAGGATCAGATGCATCTGGACTATGATACATCATAGAATTATCTTTATAATCTATCTTCCAGAAAATCTTTTCTTTCTGATACATAAAGTTTCCGAAGTCTCTTTCTCCATGTGGATTGTTATCTTCTGTAAAATTTCTATACAAAGCAACATTATTTAAGAACTGCATTCTATTCATACCATTTACAAATACACTAGCTCCTCTAGTAATATATGCTTTGTCTTTACTATCAGCTTTGAATAACTCTCCACTAATTAGTTTCTTACGAAGCTCGTCATTGAGAAGTGCTATCTTCTCAATCTTCGGTAGCTTCTTATCGTTTAGAATTTTTTGATCTACCATTTAACCACTCCTTTTCATCTTTAGATAAATTATCTTGATTGTTCTCAAGATTGTCTAATCTAACTTTGATATCTTTAATCTCTTTGTTGATCTTCTCAACCAAAGCTAGATTCAGTCTTTGATCCAGGCTCGTTATCTGGCTCTCCAAACTCTCCATAGTTCTGTTCCTTTCGTTTGTAATCTCTATCAACATCACGCACAACCTTGTGTCGTTTGTAATATCTTGTAATTATGTATGAGAAATCCTCATCAAGAAGTATTCGGTAGTACCAAATACCTCTACGCTTGACATAACCGTATGCTGCACTTGTTGCTACACCTCTAAGTACTCGGTAACCAAACCTTGTCGCTGTTCTGAATATCATTTTCATTCCTTTCTGTTAAAAAACTATAACTAGAACTATTACTTTCCACACAGTAATAGCACAAATCATCTTCAATATACTGATGTCCATTACACTTTGGACACACTTCTGGTGTCTCCATATTCCTTTCTCCTTTCGACTTGCTCTTTACAAGCAATAAATACTGTAGTTATACTACTATTCTGGCAATAATTAGGCAATCTTTTCCATCTAGGATCTTTGATCATCTTATCTGCTACATAGAAATACAACCTCATGTTGTTGTCTACAATATCACTGTTCTTCAACGTATATTCTGACTTCATCTTTCTCTCCCTCCTCAGTAAATCTTACAGATATTTCCTTTATATTTCTGTAAGCTCTCTCAAGATCTTTTCCATCTTCATTTTCCTCAAAATCAAAATTTTTACTGACATATGCTTTACCACATATCACGACTTTACAATCTGATGATATGCGATTTACTTTGCATATTATATCTTTTAGTTGTTCCATAGTTGGTTTCATAATTAATCCTTTCATTTACTTACACAGTAGTTCTCCTGGTTAGCACTCAAATATCCACTACCAAGTTTTAAGAGTATT